TACAACCAAAACCAAGCACTAATCCTCATCATCAGCAGAATTTTTAAGTAATGTTCAACATCACCGCACACGGAAACCTTGGCAAAAACCCTGAACTGCGTGAAGCAGGTTCAAGCCAGGTAGCAAGCTTCAGCATCGCCGCTCGCACTGGGCAAGACGAAACAACATGGATCAATTGCAGTGTCTGGGGCAAGCGTGCAGACGTCGTCATGAAGTACATGGCAAAAGGCGACAAAGTTACTGTTGCAGGCCAAGGCAAGCTGCGTAAGTACGAAAAGAAAGAAGGCGGCGAAGGCTCAAGCCTTGAGCTAAACGTCACTGATTTCACGTTGCCTGCGAAAAAAGAAGAGGCTGATTTCTGATTAGTTCAAGGGCACGGCTAATCACCGTGCCTATTCTTTTGATATGAAACCAACCATTGAGCAAGTCGAAAAAGATGGCAAGTTGGTTTGGCGAGTAGAAGCGGCTGGCGTCGTTCGCTACCACGAGCAAGATTGGCGAGCACAATGGCTTTACAGCTATCTGATGCGCCTTTATAACTGCGACGAGGTCAATCCTCAAAAGTCCTGATCCATGGTTTCACCACACTGGACCACGCGTCCGCAAGACGTTATCAGCGCAGCTCAAAACCGTGTACGGGAAACTATGCACGAATCCAACCCAAAGCTGACCACGCTAGAAAAAGCTTTTAGGACTTCCGCTCTCCGCCAGAAAGCACGGCGTCAAGCAAGGCAATGTGACCAACCGCCTGTTTAAGCAGTTTCCCTTGATGCCACTGCTGCCTTACCATCGCAACGCAAAGCTGCGACAAAACATCAACGTTGTCACAGTCTTCTATAGATCTAATTGATCGCTCAAGGGTTAGTTCTTCTTCAAGACTTGGTTTAACCACCATCCAGTCGAAACTGTTCAAGGGCGCGTTTTTCGGAAGCATAAGGTTCCTCCGTCTTGAAACGTATGTAATCACCTATAGCTGGAAATAACCAGTCCTGCACTGGCAAACAAGCCTGCCAATTCACGGGTTGAACACAGTTCATCACGACTGTCGTCCAAAAAGCACTGATATAACCCCAACTCATAGGTCATCAACAAGAATTACCCAACCTGTTCCAGGGCCATCAACTTGCCAACGTGGCCTGAACTCTGCTTGCTTAACTTCAACCTTCTCACCGCCTGCAACGCTTGAATGGCCTCCACGCGAAAGATCAGGCTTGCCCTTTGGATCGTTAATAACGAAGCCAGGGTCATTGCTGTGCTTGCCCGTATAACCCGTCACAATCGCCCAATGGCCACACCCATTGCCATTACACATTGGTGACTCACCACGCAGCAAGTCGCCCTTATGAAACCAGCCGACAAGGACTGGTCTGCCCATTTCAATTTCCATTTCAATCATTTCTTCGTCACCATCTATCCGAAATTCAACGTTCAGGCCCAAACTTTCAAGCGTTTTTATTTGCGCTTCAACAGAGGTTGAATCTCCGAACTTGTCACGGATTTCGTTGTACTCATCATCTGTTTTGACGCGTCGATAATACGCTGCAACCATTGCGGCTGCACTTGAGAAACATTCGCGATAGCCTTGTCCGCTGGCGTTGTCAAGCTGGCTGAAGTAAGGGATATAGACCTGTTGATCAATGCCTGATGCTTTCCACGCATCAACCCAAGCGGCATCGTCATCAAGTAGCTCTTCAGGCAAGGACTCTTCAAGCTCTTTAATAGCGGCAAGTTGGTGAGGAGTGCCACGGAACCAATGAAAGAAAGGGAGTAACGATAACGCCACAACTACGACCCAAACCCACATTTACTTCTCAACGCGATCTCCAGGGAAGAGTAGATCTTGGACATACTTGCAAGCCACATCATCTAGTTGGTTGTCTGTCTGCTCGCTGATCTTGATCAGACAGTCAAGTAGCAGCTGTTTTACAGCCTTTGATTTGATGAAGCTGAACAGGATCGGTTTTAGCAGTAACACCATGACGGCACTGTATGTGCCGAAATTCTAAACGCGGTTTTGATGACCCTCAAGCCTTGCAACATTCTGCTCTAGGTCTGAGATTCGAGCGAATAGCTCTTGGTCCCTTACTCGCAGATCAGCGTGAAGCACATCCATTCGTGACGCTAAATTATCGACAGCTGAGGTCAGACGTACCAACGAATCCCTTCCATGCTGGTTGTCGCGGTTTGCGCCTTTGATGCCAGAAGCAGCCACGCCTATTGACGCACCAGCAACAGCAGCCCAGATTTCAACCACCATTCGACCTATAGCGTTAATTCATCATGGCAGAAGAACAGGCAAAGCAAGAGCAAGAAAACGACAACTCACGCCTAGGCGATGTAATTAAGGTTGTCTTGCTTGCTTGGGCAATGGCAATCCTGACCGCTAACTACCTTGGCGTGTTCAAGCAATCCCTTGATCCGACCTACCCAGCTTCCATTTTGAGTGGAACGGCGGCCTCGTTTGGCTTAGCCGTCGGGGGCAACAAAAAATCTAAAAAAGAAGAGCCTACAATTAAGGAACAAACCCCTACGTCCAAGCCAAAATGAGACGTTTTCTCTTTGTATCGTGCCTAACATTTTTTGCGGCAAGTCCTGCTTCGGCAGACATTACGCACGCTATTAAATCCTCAATTTCGCTAACTGTTGATGGAGCAGCCTCCCAAGCAAATCGGATCGGGTCTTCATTATCTGTATCTGGCTCTAACGTCACTTTGGGTACTGTGCCTAAGTTCGGGAGCTATAGCGCAGGGACCGCTCTTGGTTACACTCCTGGCGAGTTTACTATTACTACTGCTGGTGACAGCTTTTCATATTCAGAAACGTTTATAGGTGGAGATAACACCCCAACTGTTCTTTCAACAACTGTTACCGGTGGTGTTGTTCCCGCATTGCCGACATTCGGAAGCACGGTAGTAACTTCGGGCGGTGTTGCAGGTAATTTGGCTGGAACAATTGCCACAGATGGTGCAATAACGATCGTAGCCGGGTCGGCTGGTACTACAGCAATTGGCCAAGTTATTCAGGAGCTAACTATCAAGTGAGAATCCTGCTGTTGTTGCTTTTGGCTGCCCCAGCAGCAGCCGTACCAATCGTTCCTAACTTTCAACAAGGCACACTATCCAGCACGACAAAGACAACGTCCAAGGTTATTGAAGTCATCAACTCCTACGAATATCGTACGGGTTATGAATACACAGCAAGCGGAACAAACATCAAGCCTTCTGCAGGTCTCGCCCCACAAAGCTTGACGACCACCACCAATACATTGAACGGTATTTCAAGCAAGTGGACTGGGCTTGACCCTGCATCTAGACCAACCTGGAGCATCGTTAACAAAGGAGCTGCTTTCAGCTTCGTTGAAACTCTTTCCGCACCAGGGCTTACAAATCACACGTTAATAAACAGAGAGACTGACATCGAATCACTTACAGAAACCACCAGCACATTTACACAATGAAAGTTCTTGTTGCCTGCGAATACAGCGGCAGAGTACGAGACGCTTTCAGGAGTCATGGTCACGATGCTATGAGTTGCGACTTGTTGCCAACTGAGGTTGATGGTCCTCATTACCAAGGCCCGGTTGAAGACGTGTTGCATGAAGGTTGGGATTTGATGATCGCTCATCCACCTTGCACAGATTTAGCGGTTAGCGGTAGCAGGCATTTCCCAGCAAAAATTGCTGATGGACGACAGGCCGCTGCGTTGAGCTTTGTACGTCTTTTAATGGATTCGCCAATTGATCGCTGGTGTATCGAAAACCCAATAAGCGTGATCAGTTCAGCCATAAGAGTGCCAGATCAAATTATTCAGCCATGGGAGTACGGGCATGGCGAAGTTAAAGCAACCTGTTTTTGGTTGCATAATTTGCCAAAGCTAAAGCCTGTCAATTGCGTTCAGGGTCGCGAACCAAAAGTTCACATGATGCCTCCAGGGCCTAATCGCTGGAAAGAACGCAGCAGAACTTTTGCGGGTGTAGCCAAAGCAATGGGTGATCAGTGGGGATCAAGCGTTCTTCCTGTTTGCACTGAGCAGATGGCTTTGTTTGCCTAATGAAAAAAGTTATCGCAACGCTTTTGCTGCTAACCGCTCCAGCACAAGCTCAGGTTTCAAGCACTGCCGCTCCAGTTGCAAACAGCTCAGGATCGGTCACGAACCAGGCTGTCCAAGTCGTACCAAGCAAAACGTTTACCTCTGTGATCAATGGCGTTAGCTGCCAAGGTGCAAGCCTGACGATTAACCCTTTCCTCAGTTCAACCACTGGCTGGTCTGATCCGTATGAAAGGTATTACAACGAGCCGGTTTACGATACGCTCGATTTGGTCGGTGCAACTGACCCAGAAGGAAATTCTGTTCCAGATGGGCGTCCCGATTTCCCAGGTCGGATTCTTTTTAAAAAACCAATCAGAACAGGCCAGAAAACGAACTTCTCCATCAATGGTGGCATCACTGCACAGATCTCAATCCCGTTAGATCGCAGTCATATCCGTACTTGTAGAGCTGCCGCCGAAAAACAAGTAGCACTTATGGATGCTGCCTTGGCTGATAAACGCCTAAATTACGAAATAGCTAGGTTGCGAAACTGCGCTGACCTTATGAAGGAAGGCGTGATGTTTCACCCCAAGTCGCCCTACAGCAAGATCTGTGCTGATGTCGTCCTAGTCAATCCACCAGGCGTCTTATCGCCCCACACACATTCAATTCCTACTTCTTCAAAGACCGCTGAAACTTCCGACGCTGCCAAGCCGACTCAACAACAACCTTCTTCCCTAACTTCTCCTTAACTTTCTTGATGGTCTTTTTAACGATAGG